GGTGTTGCATTTGCAGCGATGTTGCCGTGGGTTGCGATCGCGACCTTTTCGCAACGGCCGGCGGCGAGCTTTCTGACCAGATATTGGCGAGGCCTTCCGACGCAGCCGGTATCCGGTGACGTTGATCCACAGAAAAGAAGGTGCGGTTGGTCGCTTGCATGGGCTTGAACACGGGATCATCGGAGGCGACTACGACTGTCATCGCGTTCTCGCTGGTCATAGTGTCATCCGCTCGGCAACATCATCGTCCGCCGCCAGTACATCGCAGTTGCGGTCAAGGACATAGCCGCCATTGTGGAGGAGGTGCACGGCGACGCCGCGTGGCACCCGCACGACCCCGTCGAGATCGTGCGAGTACCGCTCCGTCCCGTGCCCAACAGCGTCCCACACCGGGAAGACGGCCCGTAATGAGACAAAATCAGACACGAAATTTCCCCGTTGTGAGCGCAGGTTAGCCGTTGGCGATATTGCAGATGACGCCCATTGCGAACGGGGCATAGACCGCCAGAACTTCCTCGGCATAGACGCCAACCTGCCGTTGGCGGGTGACGATCGGCCAGTCGATTTGGTAATAATCTTGCCGGGTCTTGATCTCAGCGACGTTCGGCACCTCGTTCGACTGGTACTGGATAGGCAGGTTCTCGGCCCAGCCGATGATCGTGCCCGGCGGAACCCGCGGGTGGATCTTTATCGGGATCCGGAGCCCGCCGTCGATAGCGAAGGGGTTATAATAGAACTGCACAACCCCAGATGCTGTCACATGATATTCACCTTGGTTCCCGTCGGCCAGGGTATCATAGCGCAGCAAGGGTCCGGATGCGTTCGACAGCACCTTGCTGGTGATGTTCTTCAGCTCTTGAGAGTTGACGTAGAGGACTGTCGGCGACAATTCGAAATTGTCCCACATTTTTTGGAACATCGTGTCGATTTCGACGACCGAGCCGCGGCCTGATGCAGTCAGCGGCGACCCTGTGCCGACTATGCCGGTGGGCATGATGTTGACATAAGCACCCGATCCGGGTTTGAGCGCGGTGGTCAACAATCCGTCGTAGGCATAGCTGGAATTGGCTGAATTGTCGGCGGTAATCGCGCTTTGCGGCTGGTTGCCCGTGCTTAGCGGCGCACCGATGGGAAGGCTGTTGATCGTCGTGATGGCCTGCAAAGTCTCAGTTCCGGTCGCCGTCGAGACATACCAGGCATAGGCAACGGCGCCCGGCACCGCGACGACGCTGCAGAACAGGGTCTGGCCGAGGGTTACCGCCTGGCTCGCCTCCGCGCTGATATTCGACGAGCCGCCGGACAGCGTATAACTCTTCCCATCGGCTCCGGTGACGGTCTTCGAGGTGGCGACGCCGTTCATGACCGTCGAATTCTGGTACCCTTCGACGGTTAGGGCGACGACCTTGACGAAGTAGGTTGCCGACGGGAGCGTGGCGCCGCCGCCCGATGCCGATAAAGTCGGGTTTGCAGGCGTGCCAAGCGCCAACGATGCATTTCCGGCGAGGATTGCCATTTCCTCCTTAAGCATCATCTTCTGCAGGAGGCGGAAGGTCATCCGCGCTTGAATATCCTCGAACTGGCGTCCGGCCGAAATCGCCTCGAAGGTCGCCGCATCTTCCTCGCCGATCGTCACGTAGGTGGCTGACTTGTTCGACGTCGAATAGGACATTTGGCCGGAGCGCTGACCCTCCGGCACCCAACCCATTGCGTCGAAGCCGGAGCCAATGATCGCATTGACCTGGCGCCAGTTCGTGGCAGAGCCGGTGCCACCGCCGACGCGCGGCATGACGTTTCGGATTGGGGTCACGAAAGGATAGAGATTCTTCGCCGGCGCTTGCAGGTCGTAGGCGAGCAGACCCGTCGCAGTCGAGATCGACTTGGCGAGCACGTCGTTAGGCTTGGCAAGAGCTCCCTTCAAAAGCTCCATCGATTCCTGAGTGATCGGAGTCATCGAAAAGTCCTCCCGAAAAGGGGGGCAATGAAAAGCCCGGCCGAAAAGCCGGGCCGGGCAACGGCTTCTCGCCGTCAGTGCAAGCAGTACTGCACTGCGGCCGTGAGACGAAACGCGGCTTCGCTGCGAAGCCGGATGGCTTATGTTAGGCTGGCGTCCGGTCAGCGTTCAACCGGAGGTACACCGAGCACAGGGATTGGGTTGGCATAACTCGCCTTGATCAGGGTGAGCGTCTGCTCCTCCTTGCTCATCTTGGCGAATGCGGAGGCTATTATCTCGGGCGAGAGCTGGCTGTCACCGACGCTTCCGGTGCTGCCGCCATCTTGCTGCTTCGATACCGAGACGCTGCCCCTGGCAATCGTCAATGGCGGGAGTGGAGTGCGAGCGATATCGTCGACCCGCTTCGACAGCCGATCGAGCAGCGGCACCATTTCGCCGAGCGCCTTAACCAGCGCCGTCTTTTCAGCCCGTTCGTCAGCCAGTACCTTGGCGAGGTCCGTCGCCACCGAAGCCTTGGCCCACTCGAATTCAGTGCCTTGGTGCTGCTCCTCGGCGATACCCGTGTCGTCGCATTTGGCACCGGCCGCGACCAATTGCTCATGTGACGCGCGCAAGTGACCCATCGTTTCAGCAGAATGGCGTGCGCCCGCCTTTGCGACCGGTTTGCTGCTGGCATTTCCTTCTGGCACCGACTCGGAGTTGGGCGATGCATGAGAGCACGCTACCCCACCTGTCAACTTGCTGACGCAGTCATGGGCGATATCAATTAAGTCTTGGTGCATTTGAGCGCGTTTGCCGAGTGGCATCGCTCTAGACCTTTTTGAACCGTCCGGTGTGTCAATCTCATCGGGACGAAAATCAGCTGATTGCAGATCCATCTGCGGCTCGATGATCTCCGCCATGTCGATGGTCGAGGTCACGGGCGGAGCGGCGCCAGCTTCGCACAGACTGTCGCGAGCGCTGGCCAAGTGCTCCTTCTCCAGGACTGACAGGCCATCGATCTTCAGACATGTGTCGCAGGCGTAAAGAGCCATGTCTGCGAGGGCTTGATCACCTTGCGAGTGCTTGGCCTTGGCGAGGAGAGCGGCGGCGAGCTTCCGCATATTCGAGTTCCCTAAATTGAGTAGAGCAGCAAGATGCGCGGCACCGGGTCCGCCTGCGGTCATGTCTATTAATTCAGACGCCAGCCCCGCGAAGCTCTCGTCGGCGATTTGCCCATCGATGAGAAGCGTAGCCATTTTGTCGGCCACCACCGCGTCCAGAAGGGCGCGCAATTCCGCAATGACCGCCCGCACTCGCGATGCCCGCGTCGAGCCATTCCCCTCGATCGCTGCCTCATCCTGGAATGCCGCCTGCAACCACTCCAGCTCGACGATGATTTGCGCTACATGACCGACATCGCAAAGCGCCGTGGCTAGCGCCGCAGAGGATGCCTTTTCGTCGTCTCTGGCTGACGGCGGCCCTTCGATGTCGATCTTCTCCTTCCAGGCAGCGATGATGGCGGCTCTGATCCGGACGACTTGGTCCGTAGTGTATCGCTGAGCGTTGCCCGGCCGGTTGATGTAGTTCCAAGCGGCGCGAATGCTCCGCTCCGTGTCGATCGGATAGCGTCGTCTTCCGTCCGACTGGTATCCAGGATCGGCGTAGTCAACCTCGCTTCGAGGCTCGGGTGAACCGTCGGGGCCGTCATCGCTCTTCCGGCCTTCGGCATTCGCGAGCGCCCCTTCGGCCGTCTCGATGGCCCGCTTTGCTGCTTCGATCGCCGCTTCAATTTTCGCAGCACTGTCGCCTTCTGGCTCGTGCCCTGGCAGCGACTCGACGGGCGTTTGCGGAGACGACGGCACGCGAATGTCTGGTGCACGGGGCGCCCTCGTTTCGAGACATTTTACCGCGTCGTGCTTCGCGCGGTGCTGGTGATCAGGCATGCCGCACGCCCAGATCTGGATCGGCGGATTGAAGGGTTCGCGCGCCGGCGCAGGCGATACTATCATCAGCGCCGCATCCCCGGCACCTTGAAAGGGGATCCCTGCAGCAGCCTTCCAGCAGTCGAAAATCGCTTCCGGATTTGCCGGACGATCGACGAGCGAGATTTCGTTGAGAACCAGGCCGGTGATCGCCTTGGCATTGCCGGTCTCGCGCTGCGTGACGCGACCTCCGATCGAAAAGCCGCGGTAGACTCGGCTTCTAACTTTGGCCACTGCGATCGGGTCGACGACGTGTGCAACGATCCGGGTCGCCCCGTCATCGCCGACCTCGGCTTCGAGAGTCGTTCCGGCGGCAGAGAGTTGGTGCATCTCGCG